CACGGTTCCGGACACGTAGCCGTTCACGTCAAGCGCCACGGTATGCACCGCGTTGATCTTGCCGTTTGCGCTGTTGGCGGTGACAAGCGCCTGCTGCGTGACGCTGGCGGTGCCTGCGGCGCCCACGCTGTAGGGTGACGGCACGCTCTGCGTTGCAGAGACAGCCTCCTCGATCATCGGTGAGGTGATGAACAGGTAACTGTCGGTTCCGGTGGAGCCGTTGCCGAGCGCGCGGATCTTCATCCGGACGAAGGCCGTTCCAGCGGGGGCAGAGGACACCGCGTGAACTCTGCCCAGATTGGAAAGCAGCCCCCCCCCGCCAGCCGCTGTCGTCGTCGTTCCTTGGCCGCTGACCCCAGTCCTTCCCATGGAGGCGTTCAAGAACTCCAGGAACACTGTTCCCGTGCAACGATGCGCGCCTAGATACACGCTCGCGATATATCGCTTGCCCGCCTCTGCCGGTATGACGTACCCGGTGCTGTCATTGTCGATATACGCGCCGGCCGGGATCGCGCCGCCGCCCACATTGCGAATCCAGAAGCCGCCCCGCTCCTGCGGGATGTAGGTGGGTCCTGGTGAGGCCGTATGCGGGTAGGCGGTCACGACCCCGGGGACAGAGCCGCCACCAGTTCCCTGCGACCAACCGTAGTGGCCGAGGCCAAAATCGGAATTTGGCAGGAGGTTGCCGCCGCCGCCCATGGTCGAGCGCACGTCTGTGATGGCGCTCGCCGCGCTGTTACCGACGTTGAGGGCGTTTGTCGCGGTTGTCTGAGCGTTACCCGCTGTGGTGCTGGCCTGTTGGGCCACGCTCGCTGCGTTGTTCGCTGCGATCAGGGCGGTGCCGGCGGTGGACGCCGCGCCGTTGGCCGTCGTCGTCACCGTGTCGATGCGCTGACTCAGCGCCCCGTCGCGGTCTACGCTCGCCTGCGCAAAGCTGTTGACGCTTGCTTGCGTCGCCAGTGCGCCGTTGCCGGCAGGCATCCGCGCCACAAGGCCATCCACCCGCGTGGCCTGCGCGCTAATGGCATTGCTCAGTGCGGTCGCCTGCGACGCCACGGACGCCTCGGTCGCAAGGCTGCCACTACCGGTGGGCATCCGCGCGTACAGCGCGTTGATGCGCACGACCTCGGCCTCGATGTCCGAAGCGTTCTGCGACGACTGCGCCAGCGCAGCCGCCACGGCCTGGCCCAGCGAGGCGTAATCGCCGATCTTCTCCCACTGCGTCGGGCTGGTGTTCGGCTGGTGGCCCGTAGTCGCCACCCGCGCGCGGTAGAGCGCGCCGCTGTACTTCACCAGGAAGCCGGCCGCATAGGTGACCGTCGGCTCCCAGTCCGGTGCGCCTGCGATCTCGGCCACCTCGGAGGCGAGGGCATCGACTGCAGCCATGGCCGAGGCCAGCGCGGCGTTGGCCTTGGCCGTGGCGTCGGCGCCAGCGGCAATTGCGGCCGCGAGGTCAGCCGCAACCCGCGCCGCCTCCTCCGCGTCGATGGCGGCCTGGATATCGATGGCCGCCTGCTCGGCCTCGTCCAGCCGGCCGCCGATGACCTCGATCACCTCGCCCAGGTTGGCGGGCAGGTTGCGCGAGATCACCACCGCTTCCGACAGCTCGCCAGCCGTGTTGCGGGCACGCGCGGCGAAGGTCCACAGCCCCGCCTCGGGAACCACCGCCTCGAACGCCGAGGTGTGGAACCCGTCATCACCCGCCGGCGTCATGCTGGCCCAGTCGGGATCGGCCACGGCGCCGGCGGTGTAGCGGACCTCGGCGCCCGCGAAGTCAGGGGCCTGGATCGTCTCGGCCAGGTACGCCCAGCTGTACTTGCGCACGCCGCCCGGCAGGGCCTGCACGTTGAACAGGTCGAAGGCCGGCGGCGGAATGTCTGCGCCAGCCGTGGCGTAGGTGACCGTGGCGGGGATGCCGATAACGCCATCCTCGCTGTACGGCCGCACGGTGACCCGGTAGACGCCCGCCTCGGGGATGCGGAAGCGTGCGAACGTGGTCCGCGTCTCGGCCACGGTCTCCGGCTCGCTCCAGCCGTCGATCAGCCACTGGGACAGCGTGACCGTGGCGTAGCCCATCTTGCCGGTGATGTCGAAGGCGACGCCCAGCTCGGTGAACACCGTGTCGCCCTGCACCACCTGGTGCTCGGTGATCTGCAGCCCGGACGCAACCGGCCGGCCCTGCAGCAGGCTCTGGTTGGCCGGCGGGATGTACTCGCCCGTGTGGACGTAGTTCCAGAACTCGGGGCCTTCTGGCACGACTGTGACCGCGGCGCCCTCCAGGTCACTCTCCGGCTCGATCTGGACAACGCGCACGCGGTAGCCCGGCGTGGCCTTGATGTCGTAGATCCAAATGGTGTCGTGCGCTGGGTTGCCCTCGCCTTGGCCCGGTGCGGGAACGCCAGACGGCCACGGTTCGGACAGCGTCAGGGTGTCGGACTCGCCCTCGAACGGCACGACCCGGAACACGCGGTACGGCCCCTCGCCGGCCACCCGCAGTCCGATGTAGGGAGTGGTCAGGAACGGGACCGGATCGCTCAGCGTAACGGTGAGCGTACTGCCGCTGAGCGATGCGCCACGCAGCCGGCCGCCATAGCCCCACTGCGTCATGTCGTGCGACAACGCCAGCACGGACATGCGCCGATAGGTCAGGTGCTCAAGGTCCGTGCTGTAGCTGATGTCCTTGGCCTGGTACAGGGACTGCGCCAGGTGATAGCGGGCAAGGCGCGCCGCGTGGGCCTCGTTGGTGATGCCCTCGCCCGGGATGCGCGCGGGGTTCTGCATCGTGGTCACGCCCGGCGCCGCCACACGTAGGGTGACGGGCGCCCAGGTCTCGCGATCGACGTAGGTGTACTCCACGCCATCGGCCGCGTTGGCGAGCGTGTAATCAACCTGGAACGATCCCTTTTTGATCGTCGCCATGTTGACCACGCCGGTCAGCGGCTGGTCGGCGCTGGCCCACACGACCGAGAACTTGCCGCCGGCCCAGCTGGTCTGTCCGAAGCCGGCCAGCGCGATCGCTTCCACCATCTCCTGATGGTTGCGGCCGTCCTTGATGTAGGCGTCGTAGGTGTAGCCGTTGTCCGCGCAGTGGACCATGAAGGCCTGTAGCGCAGGAATGTCGATCTGCGAATCAGGCAGGCCGATGCCGGCCAGCAGGCGGCCGTTCGTGTCGCGGATGCCGCGCGCATACGCGAGCAGCTGCGCGCCGGGGTTGCTGGTGAGCTCGGTCACCCAGCCGCTGCCGGTCCAGACCGAGATCGGCGCGCTGTGCGCCACCATGCGGACCTGATCGAGTGCACCGTTGAGCTGGCCGGTCGCGGTGATGCGCAGGCCGATGCGCGGGATGCCGGTGTAGTCGGCCTCGTCGGGCTGGATGCTCTTGAGTACCGTCCAGTTGAAGCGGCACTCGTCGTGGGGCGTGCCGTCGTTCCAACGCGGGATGCCGAGCTGCGCACGCACGTCGTACTGGCCGCGCTCGACATTGATCGTCGCCGTGCGGCGGACGGTGTTCGAGTCGCG